TTAGAAACAACTGTGGATAAATATTTCTGTATTTCCATTCTTACTTCATTGATAAACGGGCGTTCACCAACAAAAGTACCAACTTCAACACCAAAAGGCATAACAACTCTGTGCCCCTTCTCAACCCATAACCAATAAGGACACATACTCTCATCTATATCCACTACAATCTTGTTAGCTCCAACTAGATGAGCCACTACAGATTGCATTAAATTATAAGTGCGACTCCTATCAAAAAACGCTGAATTTATAGTAGACTTTATGTTTTCTCTAGAGATGTACCTAGTTATTTCAGGTTCCTTCATATAAACACGTTCGCTTATAACCCTCTGCGCTATGTCATTAATTTCTTCAAGAATTGAAGGAAGCATCCTATTAAATTCAGCTTCTGCAATATTAGCCAATTCTTGAACATGTTGCATTAAGAATTCAGCTTTCTCTATAGTTTCTTCAACATAATTTAATGTTTCACTAACTTGTACAGGAACAGCCACATCAACTTTCAGAATAGGAATACCTTCTAAAGCGTATATAGCGCTCATTACTTCAGCAGTCTTTAAAAATCTGCCTTTACTCGGGCCATGAGTAGCTCTAAATCTCATTACTAATCCATCAAAACCACCTGTAGCCCCACCTAAAGTTGTACCTGAAATAAAATCAATAACATCTTGTTTAGCTGCAAAACCACTTCTACCACCGCCCGCTAACCAATGTAATTTACCAGTTTGAGTTACCCCAACGCCAAAATTCTTTAGCACACTAGCTTGTGCTAAATTAATCTGGCCTTGTTGTGAAATTTTTACCATTAGTCACTCAGAAAGACTGCTACTTGAATTCCTTCAGAATCATTAATAGTTGCTAGAACTGTTCTCCACTTATTGTGTATTAATACTTGATCAGCCACATTCAGATTATTTATTACATATAACCTATATGCATCATTTAACTGAAATAAATTGTGAGTTCCACCAGTTAATCCAGTAGTAGTTAATTGGTGTGATGCTATAGTTGTAACATACGCTTGTGAACCATCAGTTACATTAACTACTAATGTTCCATGTTCTAATGTCTGTAAAGTCGGTCTAACAACTGGCAAATCTGTTGCTCCTGTACCAACTACAGACAAATCAGTTGTAACATCCTGAAGAAGTGCATTACTTCCTGGCAATCCATTAGAACAAACACCTGTTCCACCATTTAATATGTATTGCTTGTCTACGTACTCCAATAAAAACACTACATCATTTAATATGCCTAGTCCCTTTAGATATTCTTCATACCTAGTTCTAACTCTATCAAATCTAGTTAAACCACCAGATGCAAACTCATATACAGAACACCTAAAATCATTAAAAGTGTGCCAAAGTGGTTCTGTATCATTTTCATATCCTGGATGTACAATACCAACTCCAGTCTTTATCACCATGCGAACAGAATGTATAGCATTGTGAATCAAACTATCAAATTGATTCCGTGCTACTAATAATCCTGCTGCATCTAATATAGGCATTTAATATTCCGTTAGCCCAGCTTCACTCCACACTAAACTAGCATCTTCAATTCCAATCCACTTATTCAATCTCAATTTGAAATCATCCTGCAATGATGTAAGAAACTTAGATAATTGAGTTCCAGCATCACCAGGATCAATACTAGCATCTTGAGTTGTAATCTTTATAAATTGTTTAAAATATGATGCATCAGATCTTATAGTAAGAATCTGAGCATACATAAGTACTAGCCTATATACTTTCTGCAATTCTATAGAAGGATCAGGAGGAGGAGTAATCCCAGAATTCAAAGATATAACAGTGTAACTGAAACTCCCCCAAATATTAATGTCCAACACAGCTGAATCCAAAAAAGTATCCAGTTGAACATCAGAGAAATGTGGTGGAGTTCCACTGTCATAAATCAAAACTCTGAGATCACTCCTCAACGACGCCATTTAAATCTCCTTAACTACTAGTTCCACTATCAGTACAAATAGAAGTCTTAGCCTTAACTTCAAGCGGCCCCGCTACAGCAAAGTTACAAGCATCTGGATCAAATACAATACGGCGAGCTGAAGCAACATTCAGGTTAGAGCCATAAGCACCACGGAATGTCAGTTTAGTAGAAAACGTTTCAATATCTTCTTCTGGGCCATGAACTTCCAAAGACAAACGAGTATTATACTCATTCTGCTCTTCTTTCATCACAACTACATAAATAGTAGAAGGACTAGAAGCAGGGAGTTTAGTGGTCATAATAGGAGTGAACCTACGAATAAATCCTTCCGTAGTCATCCCATAATTCGATAAACGAATTGCTTGCCCCATAGCCCAATCAAACTCAGGAGGATACAAAACAGCAAATGAAGCGTTACCCCAAATAGCCTTGTTATTGTAGTTAACATGCCTCATCAACTCTGTAATAGCAGTATTAATATCACGAATAACATGATTAATACCGCCAGTGATTCCAGTTGTAAAAGCAGTAATAACACCAAGATATATAGCATCAGCAATTTGATCGAAGTACTGATACTTTTCCTTGGGGATCAAATTAGCAAACTTAATGCGGAACTTGTTCGTCTCAAACCATGTCCAAGAGATGTTAATGCCATCTCCCCAAACATCGTTACGAGTAGTAATCTTCTGACCAGTAAAAGTGCCAGAAAATTGAACTTGTCCCTTTTCCTTCATCATAATAAAGTGAGGATTGAAATCCCACTCTTCTTTCTCCTCACTCTCATCTACCATAGTCACAGAACGCATCCACAGTAAATAGCTCATATCAGGAACTAAATCTACTGTGCCACCCAAAATATTTGGAACATCAAACAATTCAGGTGTTAAAGCAGGAGTAATAGCTCCTTGACGTTCCTGCATCAACTGTGGAAGATTCTTCTCCAACATATTAGGAATTAGAAACTTAGGAATAACTAGACGCGGCATATCCCCTGCTTCGCTGAAGTGGTACATATCACCCATGTGCATATACTCTTCAGTTACATTACAAATTTCTTTGTAAATAGCCTGAATAGCAGGAGATTTCATTACACCTTGTTTCTTGTAGGATTGAATCTCATCACTTACAGCTCGTTCATCAAGATGGGGAAAAAGATCAATAGACTCCCCAAATGGAGAAATCTTAGTCCCCTTCAAATCTGCTCCAATCTTTGACATTTGAATCTCCAATTACCTTTAATTTACCTACTGACCAGAACTTTGATTACAACAATTTGGAGGCCCAAAAGGCCCATGAACTAGCAAATACGTAGTTCCAATTGCAGCACTTTCTAGTGCTACACCATAAATAGCATCTCCAGCTCCAGCAGTCTCCCACAAATAATCGTTCTTCGTTACATCTGGATTAGGAACTAGTGTAAGATAATCCCCATCAACAATAGCTCCATTAGTCTTACCAGATTTAATGATTGAATTAATGATCAAACCACGTTTATTCCCTGTTGCAGCGTTTTCTGTAATCAACCCAAAATAAGGAGCACTCCAAACAATTTCACCAGCTAGAGCTGTCTGCAAACCATTTACAAGTGTTAAAGTCCTGTTTGGAATTACATGTGCATTTGGATAAAACACCCAACCTTCAACTTCATCCCAAGTTGTAACAGTTGACATTATTTAGTACCTCGCTTAATGTACTTATCCGGAATGTCAGATTTCTCAACACCCTCAGATGATAGAGTCACTTCTAAATCTTTGCCTCCAGTAATATCCTTTACAAGAGACATCATTTCAGAGATAGAAGCATCAGCAGCAACTTTAACTTCAGATACTTCTACAAACTTCTTAGATAGAAGTTCATTCTTAACTCGCTCACGAAACGTAGCATTTTGAATACCCTTAGTAGCTTCTTCAATAGCGGACTTAATAACAGTTTCGTGCATTGCACAAATGTTTGTTACACGTTCCACCAAAGTTTCAGGGGTACATCCTAGTTTCTTCACTAAGGACTCTACCATATCCTGAAACTTTTGAAGCTCAGTATTCTTAAGTGCAAGTTCAGTGAGTTTTTTCTCCAACTCCTCAAACTTTGACTCCATTGTTTCCTCCACATTACTGATTGAAGCAACTAATTTTGTGCCTGGTACCCCATGTTGATCTTTACGAACTAAATCGAAAGACAATATTTTAGCGCCAGGTTGTACTTCCACATACTTAACTTTATCTTCTTCACGCTCCTTAATCTTCTGGTTTCCTACAGCGCTTATAGACGCTGAATCAATTAATCCAAGTTTAATTTGTTCTCTAGTATTGCCATGTTTAGTAACATAACCTCTAACTAAATTTAATCCTCTTCCATCCTCCTTACGTCTAGCTTTAATAGCAGTAACCCACATTATGGGGATATTTTCAGGAATTTCACCACCACTTAGAAATCCTTCGTGTCCAGCAAAACCTGGGATACGACGCACACGAATTTGTTCAGCAAAATCAAAAATTATGTTTTCATGCCAAAAACGATGGGGATGCTTTGGGTCATTATCATGTCCAACATCCTCTGGTTCCCCTCGTCGAGAGAAACCAGAATACATTGCACAAGTAACAAACATAGGACTCTCATCACCAATATCAGCAACTTTGTGTAGAAAATCTTCAGGAACAGTGTAAAAACCTTGATCTTCTAAAATATCAAAGTTTTCTTTAATACTTTCAGATAGTGTAGAAGTTGCGTCAAAAGATTCCTGTAAAAGTTCCCCAGATTCCCCTACTAAAGTTTCCTGCATTACTTTCATTATATAACCCCTCTCCTACAACTTTCTTGAATCATGTTCTTTTTCAATAATTCATAAAAACTTACATAATCCAAAACAACAACACTTTCCTCTTCTTTAGCTAGATCTACTCCCACCACTATTGTTTCCTGCGCTTCCTTGATCGTCTCGTCCTCTTTGTTGTTGAGTGTTGGCTGGCTCATTTCTGTTTGTTTCATCTCTTACTGGTGCTCCTTGTGTTTTAGCTGGTAAAGTTGTATCAGCCTGTTCCTTTCGTAGCCTTTCCAATTCAGTTTCAGCATCAGGAATTATGTCACCAAGATTTTCATAAGCACCCTCAAATGAGAGACCATTAATTGTAGTAAGCAACCTTAACATCTCAAGTTTCACATTAGCATCACTATTCAATATCGGTGGCCACTTCAATTCAATCTTATACTTGTCCAATTCTTCAGGGTTCTTAATAAACCCATAAGATTGAAGTGTAGCTCCAGTAGCTTCATTCTTAGTAACAGTAGAATAATAGTACAACGCTAACTTAATGAGTTTCTTTAAAACAGCGCCAAAAGCAACCTGCTTCATTTTAATATGTGCTTGTAAAGGTACATATTGTTCTCTAACAGTTGCATTAGCCGAACTCATCTCCCCACCAAACATAAACTGCGGAACCATTGAAGTCATTACAATCATTTTCATAGCAATTTCAAGTAATTCTGGCGTAGCACCTATAGGGTAGCGAGTTTCTAGGTATTTAGCATCAACTTTGTCAGCGAATGCCAGAAACTTGTGTCGATTAAGAAATGCCGTCATTTTAGTTTGAACAGCAGTATCGGTATCTTTGGCTACATCAATATCGAATGACCGCTTCAACCATGTTTTCACCATACCTTGAATTCCACTAACAGTTAAAATAGGCTTCCCTACAAACTGTTGAGCTTCTATACCACGTAGTAAGATGCTGTGGAATATATTAAAGTATGGTACACACTGATATACTTCAGACCAACCAAAGAAATTAGTTTTTACGTGATTGTTGGGAATATGAATAGCAGGACAGATACCGAGAGGATTTATCACTTTTATTTTGGGATTCCCAAAATCTTTCAAACTAACTTGTGGGTTGTCAGCTACAGCAGTAAATAATACTTCTTTAGGATTCCATGTTCTAGTAATAACAACATCTGTTTCTTTAGTTTCAGTTCCTTTAGTTACAGCAATTTTCCTAGTTGAAACAGAAGAAAGACTAAACATCTTATTAGAGAACAAACCAAATACAGGACTAAGAGTACCTGGATATGGAGAAATGATCTCTGGTTCTCTATCAAAATTCAGAACTGCATAAGCATCCCCAAGTATTTCGCTTACCTGTAAACCTTCCGATATCTGTAGGTGAAACTCTTGTAGAAACTCATTTGCGAATAAACTTAGATCATTTACTTCAGTGCCGCTAGAAGTACTAACATCCCCAGAATATAGTTTACTTTCTCTAATTATGACTTTCGGAAGTTGGCCTATAGTAAATGCAGTCATAATCTTAATGATAGGCTGTGCTAACAAAGATCCCAACTGCATCCCAGTTTCATAGGAACCAAAATACAAATTATAGAACTTCTCATACTCTTGCTGTGCATATGAGACCATATCAATGGAAGAAGCCATTGATATATCTAAAGAAGATGGATTAGAACGAAGTGTGCCTAAAGTGTATGCTTCTTCAATAGTACGTAAGTCTCTTTCATTCTGAACGCCCCAAATCTTACCTAAAAGGTTAACTTTCCTTATTGTTTTTTGTAAACCAGTCTCAGGCTTCTCTGAATTAGGAACTTTCACTTTTTTCTCCCTTAAAAGAGGATAGACAGCTTTTCAACTGTCTATCCTCTTCTCCTACTTGAAGGGAAGAGCGTTTTAAGGGTGCGACGCCCTTACTTTCAGTATAACACAAAAAACACGACTTGTCAAGTAAAAAAGAAAGATCAAACGGCCATCTTTGAGAAAGACAGCCTAAAACTCAGTTTCCACACTAATAAAATTATCAACTCCCGTATCCCCACCCCTATGCAATTCTTTAGACATCTTTTTCGACTTAGCTGATAAAACAATAGGACGTTCTCTTTCCCCTTGATTACTGTCAGTGGAGTTCTCAGTTCTATAGATGTTATCAATCCCTAGTAACTTTTTAACCTCTACAGGTAAAAGAATAGAATCACTCTGAGTTTCTTCAATACACTGCATAGCTATCATAAGAGCATCAATATCATCATTATCTGTAATGTTAGGGAATTTCAACAATCTCTCTACAAGTTCGTAAATATCCTCTACAAACACTACAGAACTAGTGTTATAATGATGCGCCTGTGCAATAAGCCTCTGAACCTTATCTTTATGAGTTATTACTTCATAAACTGGTAATAACCCAAATCTAGCAGGGTCAGCATACATAGCTTTGGCCAAAACACCTTGAAACCCATTACTTTCTACACCAACAACAAAAACCTCCCCTCCACGTTCTACAACATACAACCATTCTTCTACAATCCTTTTCAACATTGCTTCAGGATCGCCCAACTTATCTTTAGTGTATCTGATTACATATTTCTTGTGTGTAGCTGAATGATACCCTATTGTAACAGTAGCAAAGTAACACGAGTCAGATTTCAGTGAAGTAGCTGGATCTACACCAATATAGAAGGACAATTCATTAAACGGTGGTAACTCTGACTCTCTACAAATTACAATAGCATCCCGTGTGATGATCCTAGAGAGGAGAACATCGACCTCATTATTGTACTGTAAGGCAAAAGTGTACGGGTTAGCTCTTCTAATCTCTTGTAAAATATCAACTGGATACCTTTCAGGAAAATATGATCTCTCTACACTATCTTTTTTAGTTAATGCAGGAACTCTATATAACGCTTCTTGTCCATACTGCCCTATTAGATAAGAATATAAGTCATTAGGGAAGTATAAAGTACCATTAACAACTTGTGTTCCACCTTGCATTAAAATAGGTAGTGCAACTTTCGAGTACCAATATTTTTGTTTCTCTTGTGAAAGTGGAGTTTCACTATTACTTTCACTTACAACATCATCAAAATACTGGTGCTCTACATGTCGAGCAACCATTGCTCCACCCATTCCAACACATTCTATAGTAGGTTCTTTACGTACATTAGTCCTTTGAGCACTAACAATCTTCTTTGCAGACCAAACTGCACCTTTTTGATTACCATAATACTCTTTTATAGTCTCATTAACAGCTAAATGGTCTTTTACCTCTGTTAAGAACAACATTGACGTAGTTTGTGTCTCAGAAACGATAGAAGTAGCGTCATTTGGGAAATTAGCCACAATGTGGGTCATTTCACCAATTCCAAGCCAACTTTTGCCCGAATCTCGTGGAAGTAGCCTAATTTTGAATGTTCTACCCTGTTTTTTCGCTCCAGGATGCATTAACATCCTAATTTGGAACGGTTTTATGGTTTTATACTCACCACCAAGGCATTGTTTAAGAAAAAGTGGTACACTATTCTTCCACCTATCCTTTAGTTGTTGTTTTAAAGTGTGTTTATCCGTTTGCATCTTCTTCAACAGCCTTCTTTATCTCTATTTCAATTGCATCAGCATCTATAACTAGGGACTGCTCCAGTTCATTTTTAATAGTATGTTGTTCGATACTTTTCTTTTCTCTCATTAAACCATCTGGGAACAATCCAATAAACCTTAGAAATTCTATCCTAGCTTTAAATGTGTCACCTATTGCTCTAGAAGAAGCAATAACTTCCTTACTACTCTTTGCATTTTCTAAGACTTCATTGAGTTTTCCTAGAATCATGTTGTTACTCTCTAGGAAACCAATGGCTTCAGTTCTCAAATCGTGCGTTTTCCACCTTTCAAACAATATCTCAGTTACTTTAGTGTAGCAATCCATGATGAACTCTTTAGTTATGAATTCATCACTAGGATCATAAAGTGCCTTTATTATCAAATAAGGTGTAAACACTCCGCGAGATATCAACTCTACTATTCTTTCACATAAAAGTTTCTCGCGTAAAACTGGAGCAATGTCCAGGTTCTCTGGGTCTCGCTCACGGGGCGGGTTACAGATTGATACCTGATACTCTGGCACGGTCTATTATACCAGATACTACGGTAAAAATCAAGCATATAATAATAAGGTGTACTGTGATACAGTTGAGATAAGAATCAACGATTAATAAGGTGCAGTAATATATCACAGTAATTATACCGATGAAAAATAAGAGCATCACACACATGAAAAAGTGCAGTTTTTACCCGGCGCATTAACGTGCGGTGTACCCATCTTTTCGCATTTCGCAAATAAACCCTTGACAGTGTGCTATACTTTCATCGGCGCAAGCCATAACCAAATCAAAGAGAGGTTTAAGGAAATGAGCGAAGTTCGTATCTGGCAAGACGTAGTAAAACGTCTTGATGATGTTAAGTTGCTTGAGCTTAACGTTCAAGCATCTAACATGAAAACTTCAGCAAAGACTAATGCGCAAACTGCTATCGGTTTGCACATTGAGTCGCATGGTAAATCATATGATTTACCTGTGCTTGTCCCGCCCGTTAGTTACTTGGTTACTGGTCAGTATCCAAGCTTCCAGGCTAAGCAAGCTATCAGTCGCGATGACTTGCTCGCGAAGCTTGCCACCTTGCCACACTACAAGGTTCGCGGTAAGCTTACTGGCAACACTGCCACTTATGGTAAGCTGAAGTTGATGCTTGAAACTGGTAACAGCGATGGCACAGCAATCGTATGTATCGATTGCCAGGCTTCAGCTTCAGCGTGGCTAACAATTATCGATGGTCGGAAATCCTCTTCGACTCTAGAAATTGGAAGCCGGATTACTTTCTAAGCTGCTATCCACGCTACAGCTTTCACTTGATAGGCCATGCCGTAAGGTATGGCCTTTTAATAAGAGCACAACACATTAAGTATTTAGTGTGTTGTGCTCTTATATTATTCTAGAGACAACACACAATAAAGTTTATTGTGCTGAGCAATTAGTGCAATAAACTACCAGTATTCTAGAGAGTTTGTTGATTGTCAATATAAGAAAAGTTTTCTAGTAGTCTTTCTGAAAGATCAGTAAAGAATACTAGACATTTGGGGTTTGGAGACCGAACAGGTGTACTAGTAAACTAGTACACCCATAACGGCCAATAATGAAATCTCACAGAGGGTTTCTCGAGTGTGTACCTATTTTTTTAGTTCTAGATTATTGTTTAAGCCTATCTGAGAAAGAGCTTATAAGGGGTATTAGGATTTAGGGTAAAGAGTCTTTCTTTTAGCCCTTTATCCATGCGGGCTGATCTTTCTCAGATATTATAGGGGTATAAAGGGGGGAGTCAATTAAGACAATTCGGACGTGTACTATCTCATTAGTACACTGAGGTGCACACTTTTTGGAGGGAAAAATCTATATTTCAGAAACTATACAACACACCCCAATTTGGGGATTGACAAGTCTTTGAGAAAGATCAGCCCAGGCCAGTACTGGGTTCCCGTGCCTTAGTCAAATTTTAGACAATATTAAAAAGAGCACAATAAGAGCATGATAACTTTGTGTTATCACTCTATTCTAATCATTATTACTGATTTTCGCCACTAATTAGTGATTAGTATTAGTCACT